CTATTCTGTGAACAAATATATAAAACTTGCTCCAGTTCCATCGTCTGAATCATTGTCGCTCATGAGACGTATTTTCCTGGTCAATGAATCTATTCTATTGTTTAAATTTTCCGAAAATTGAGTGATGGACATATCATCATTTTTTAGATTTCTCATATATGATGGATTATTTGCTATAGATTCCAGGATTGCTAGTGCAGTTCTATATATATTCTTTTTATTTATATTAGAAGATGGAGTATATTCTTCATTAGATATTAAATTATTCTCATCTAAATAAACATTCAATTTATCATCTTCAATGTCAATTCCTTCTATTTCCATTTTCAATCTATCTATGTTTGTCAAATTTATCATTCCTTTCAGATACCGACTAATTGTCGGCTTTAATTTTTAGGTAATAAAAAAGTACCTTATTCAGGTACTTTGTACTAATATTATTTGACCTTATCTATTAGTTTATATTGCTCATAATATTTTTTACCCTTTTTATCAATTATTTCTAACTCTTTTATAACTATAGGTTCAATTATATTCATGTTATCTTTATATTTTTTATATGAACAATCTGCTTCTACAAATGTTTCTTTATATTCAGTTATTATTCTCAAAGTATCGTTCCATCTACTTATTTGACACATAATTTTTTTGCCATTGTACATAAATGTAGGATATTTAAAACTATCAGTTATCATAAAAATCTCCTTTCATTTACCCTATGCCCTTAAATTTATAAAAATAGAACCTTTGATTTTACTTGATTTCAGCACCTCAATATTTTTAAAAATCAATTCTAAGGTATTCTAAAAATTGAATAAGTATAATTACATACCACGAAAAATAAAGTACCTTAAAATGGCTCTATGAAGAATAAAATTTAATATCATACAATTAATAATATTGTCTAGGATTCCTTACAACTAAATATATTAGAATTGCAAATATAGGCAAGAATAATGTAAATATTCCCCATCCATATATATTCATATTACGTTTATTACAATCCATCACTATTAATTTTGCTACTACTATATGCACTATAAATAAAATTATAACTACTATTCCTATTAACACATGAAATCACTTCCTTAATATCTTATTAATATATCGTTTATAATTTTGTAAACTATAGTAAAATTGATCTAATTTTAGAAATAGAATAGGAAATAATTTCCTTAAAGCATTGAAAGTCCTTGTAGAACATTCAAATCAAGGGATAATTTTTACCTCTTGAAAATCACTAATTTTTTTGGTGTGTGAAAAATTGAACTAACTAAATTTTAATTTTAAAGAATAGGGGAATTGAATATAACAATAAATTCATAATAAAATCAAAATTTTAAGTAATACTTTATTCATTTTTATACATTTATTAAGCATTGATTATAAATGATAATATTATCATTTAATAAAATATTGACTTACAACTTCGCTAAATATTATTTTTGCGAAGTTGTAACATATATAAAAATATGCTATATCCATTGATATTACTGGATTTATAGCAACTTCACCTTTTTACAACTACATTAACCTTATTGATAATACGATAAATTGGAAATTATTATACCTTTTATTACCTATTATGACATTAAATATGCTATAATTCCCCATTTATTGTTAATGTATAAAGTTACATAATTATTGCATATCTATGTATATTCTGTATACCTATTTGATATAATTAATTATATTAGGGTATCTTGACATAAATATAAACACTTAATTACTTAAATTTTTTTAATTGTTAACCAAATTTTTTTAAAAAGTTGACAAACTGTAACAGAAAACTTAAAAAGAGTTATTTAATACTACATATCATCTTTGCTTATATTTCGTTATTTCTAATCTACAAATATATTTTTTTATTTTATACAATACTATAGAAATAAGACATTCCTAGTATTTATTTTAACTCTGTTATATTACCATCCTTCATATCTTGACCATCCTTTAGGTTATTATCCTTATTGGCTTGTATTGCTTTTATTTCTGTCTCTATATCATTAACATATGGAGAATGTTCTATAGCACTATTAATACTCATCAGATTATTATTATATAGATTAACTATGTTGTTTACTAATTCAGTTTCGTTGCTTGGTATACTCATATTGAATGTACAATCTAGTAATCCATCAACCTGTATTCCCTTATACACCAATAGTCTCTCTATCTGTTCCCATCTACTGTAATATCCTTGCTTTAAGTATTCAACACTCATAGATCCTTTAAGTACTGGAAGAGTGTACATCATCCTTATACTTTCCTCTGCTAGGTTAGCAGGATTACTGCTTCCATTCATGGCTATACTTGGTGTCATTGATATATCTAACAAACTATTCATGAGTATCTTATACATTTCCTTTAAACTGTTTATATCCATTTTAGATAGCACCAATTCAAAACTACTACCATCATCTAATTGTAAGCAGTTGCCAACTATATTCTTATCTATTGCTCCGTTGCCCTTAGAATCTATATTTAATTTAGTTCCTTTAGTAACTGGAATAGGATTAAGAAACTTATAAAATGAATCATGGTATTTACTCAACAACTCTTCCATTTTATCCACTAAGTTAACATAATCTTCAAGATCACTTCTGCCCTGTGTTATATTTTCTTCGTTCTCCTGTTTGATATATAGAACTGGTAGTCCACTTAAATTCTTATATGTATTCTTTAAATATAATCCATTACCGCCTTGATTGTCCCATACTTCCACTCTATCTGGATAATATACTGTATAATAACTTATACTACTGGATTGTATCGTATAATGCTCTATGAAACAAACATAATCATTACTATCTGTAAAAACTGGATATGAATCTTGTGGTTGGATTATTTTACTTTGTATTATACCATTATCCCCTATATATAGATATTCTGCCACCATTCCATACTTATTCATTTTATCCAGTATCTTATTATCTATAGAATTAAATCTACCTCTTTTATATACATTATTTACTGCTTGTAGGGTGGTAGAATCTTCCGATGTTAGTGTAATGGGATTTTTTAACAGAAAACTTTTTTGAAATGCTAATAATGGTTTTGCATATTGTAAACATATTTTTGTTGTTTTAAATGTTCTTCCATTATAAACTGTATTGGCTCTATTTAATATTGCATGGCTACCATCCAAATATTCTTGTATATTTAATATATTCATTATTCTATCTTGGTGTATATATTTATTACATTCTTCTGTAAACCAGGTTTCTATACCACCATAATATAGATTTATATATTCTTCTAAATTCAAATTTATCATTCCTTTCTTATTTTTAGTAAAGTCCTTAAAGGATTTTACTAAATATTGCATACTCAAATTTGAGTACAAGTATTCAACCGCACGTTGTAAAGTCCTTTAAGAACATTACTAGATCGGTACAAGCCTGCACTGGTCTATATATAACTTTTATTACTCTTCAGTGCTTGTACACTCAAACTCAATGCATCCACCAAATCATCATGATTATCCGATCCTTTTGCATTGCCAAAACTTCCGTTATGTTCCTGGAATATACGCATCTGATCCAATGTTTCTCTATCATTTACCAAAATCATTCCAGTTTCGAAAACTTCCTTCAAGTCCATGACTAATTTACTTTTACTTACATTGTCCGTGTACCATCCATAATCCCAAATTTTTTGACCTTTGATTTTATCAAATCTCTTTATCTTAAGCATTTGTATATATCCCATTTCTTTCCTTAATCTAGTAATTAAATCTAGGCCATATGTATTTCTTTCGGGCAAATACATACAATAATTAAAATAATATCCTAAGTCATAGCATATTTTAGCAAATTTATATACTGGAACATCATTTCGATTGAATGTACATACTTGTTCTCCAGAACTATCCAGTATACATATAGCACTATCATCGCCTTTTAGTCCTGCACTTGAATCGATTCCCCCAAAGTATCTTTCACCCTTTTTAACATCCTGATATATATTCAATCCATTGCCATAATACATCTGTAAACTTAATGGCAATTCTTTTATTTCCTTAATATTTAAAATATTTGGTATGTAATTATATCTTTCTGTTATTGTATTTGCATCAAACACTCCTATATCAGTTGATTGGAACATTTCTTCTGGTGTAGCAGGATATTCTTGCTTGAATTGTTTTTCTGGTGTATCTAACAACTTCCACTCTCTCCACATTATTTGTTGTAGAGTAGCGCCCTTATCCCTTAATTCTTTTTCTTTAGCAGTTAAATCCTCTCCCTTTAATCTTCTACCATGATTAATAGATTTATACCATGTTTCGGCTTCAATATACTCGTCTTTAAAAGCAGTTTTATTTGCATACCATGGAAAGAAGTATGCTTTGTATTTACTATGTCCCCTATAAGAATTTGTATATAATCTATAGTAATTACTAGAACATCCATTAGCAGTTGATTCAATTAAAAGTTTACTTGATTTATCTTTGGCCAGTGCTTGTTCAATCGCAAGTAATGAATCTACATCATTACTGAAGAACGCATATTCGGTGATATGGATAAAATTGTATGTAACACCTCTAAGGGCATTTAATTTATTACTTGCAGTAGCATTTATTATTCTACTTCCATTCTCTAATAATATTTCATTTCTATTCATCTTTTTTGCTTTGATCTTATACTTGTCTGGTATACTTTCATACATCTGTTGTAATTTTGTAAAGGCAGCAGAACAACTTCCTCCACTATAGGACATCATCAAACAGTTACTATTTGGTTGAGTTATAGCAGTATATAACATAAGTCCTAAAGATAGAGTTGTTGCTCCTATCTGTCGTGATTTACCTATAATATTCCATTTTACAATTTTCTTATACATTGTATCTACTATCTCTTTTTGTTGGTCATTCAGTTTAAATGGAATTAACTGAGAGTGGTTGTCTACTATTTTTACAAAGTTCTTCAGCCAAAGAATTGGATTACTATTAATCTTTTTTAATTTCTGCTCATGTGTAACAATCATTTAATCCCTCCTATTCTTCTGATATGTCCAAATCATCGTCATTTTTGACTTCATTGTCCTTTTGAGGGATATCTAAATTTTTTATATCTATATCTGTTTTATTAATTTCTTCTTTTAACATAAGAAAGGTTTTAACTGCCTTATCATCGCCAGTTAAAGCCTTGTCTTTGACCACATTATAAATTTTATATAAATCCTTGTGGCTTCTAAGTTGCATTAGTAAAGAATATAAATAGTCATATTCTTCAGATCCTTCCCAACTAGTCTTATATAAATTTAAGTTTAATTCGCTGAATGTTTTTTTATATCTATCTAAAAAATCTTCTTTGCTCATCTCACTAAATTTAGTTTGAGCATTATTTACTTTATTTCTCCAGCAAAAATATAAATATTTATTTCTATTTTTCTTTTCAATTTTATTTAATTCTGTTTTAAATTTATTACTTTTCATAATTTCAAATCCCTTCTAATTTATTTACAATTCCCCAATATGGGAATTTGTTATATTATAACGATTCCTTGGAAGGAAACCTCACAACGACTTAAAAAATTACAAACATTATCGCCAGAGTTGGCTAACGATTGAAACGTGAACTGATCTACATCTGCTGGTCAATTCTCTATTCGTCATTACCCCGAATCGAACCCCTAGGTATTAAAATATAGTCTAGTGTCGCAGAGCAGGACACTAACCGCAAAATGTCGTTTCACAAAATTGTGATTTGAGATTCCCTCAAATTAATTTATCTATTTTTTTATCCATATCATCCATTTTCTTTTATGATACTAAATAATTTATCAAATCTTTTATTCAATCCAATTAAATCTATATCCTTGTTATCATAATTTTCTGATTTTCTTGTATATGAATATATCTTTTTTACATTTTCCATATTATAAATTGCTCCTCTTTAATTTAATTTTTGATTATGCAATATTGCACCATCATAATAATCCCCACTTTGGGGGATTATAAACGTGAACTGATCTTCAATTTTCAGACACCTTTACCTATAAATTTAATGTCTATATGTAAAATTCTTAAAGGAAATTACAAACAACCCAAACTATTAAGCCAGAATCCAAAATTGGATTATCAATTAATTTCAAATTAAAATACTTTGATATAAGCCAATCTAAACTATAGTAACTATGGTCTTAGGGACTTATAGTATAACCCTATAGTATAACTATTTTGTCTTTTAGATTTATATTGTTGACTATTTAAAACGTAAAGTATATATACTATTTAATTAGCGTTTTGAATAGTCAACTTTTTATATGTATTAATTTGATATATTATATCTATCAACTTCATTCAATAAATAATTCCAATACTCTTCATTTTCATTATTCTTTTTCATTTTATTTTTATATTTCATTAATTCAGCCAGACCAACTATATTTCTATTTTTATACTCATCTTTTATTTTAGATTTTTTATAACTTTCTTCATTAATCTTTTTATCTTGCTCATGCAAATTCATATAATAATTATGTTTATTTTGCTTATACAAAGTAACCAAACCATCATCAATATTGGGATCATATCCTTTGAAGGATATAAGATTATTAATTAATTTTTGCTCATTACAATTCTTGTTAGTAATTTTAAATAATTTTTCTAATCTATCGATTGATTTATCATTTAATTGTTTCTTTTTCTCTAATATATTTTTGTATTCTCTTGCAACTGCATTTTTTCCACAAATTAATTTATATGCTGGATAATAAAAATCCCATTGTAGTTCTTTATTTACCATTTCCATAAATTCTTTATATACTTTACTTCCTGCAAGGAATAAATCCTTGAATGACTTCATATTGTAATATTGTAACATTCCGTTTTGTGTATCTAATATTAAATCACATTCTTCATCTGTAGCAGGTCTTTTATTTAATGTTTTATTATTTTTATCTATATTAGCAATCATAAAAGTGTTTTGACCTATAAGAACACTTCTACTTTTTAAATTTTTTAATGCTCGATCTATTATTCTTTTAAATTCTGTCCTACTTGTATTATAAAAATTATACATTGCAACTAATTCAATATGTAAAAGATCAGATAATTCTTTCCTTCTTGAGTTGCCTAAAGAATATGTATTATTGGCTAGTCCTAATATATTTATTATTTCAGATATTGATAATGTAACAACATTATTCCCTGTATTCTGTATCTCCTTATAAGCATAATATGTAAGTATATCTTTTATTTCTTCTATGTATTTACTTCTGTCATCTTTTTTAGGTAATGGTTTATTATATATCTCATCAATTATAAATTTTTGTCCTTTTTTATGATATTTAAAATATCTCTCAAATTCTTTTAATTGTGCTTGTTTGCTTGTACCAGTTTTAGTCTTTTCCCCTATTAATAAACATAGTTCCTTATAATTCTTTATTACTTGTTCAACTTTTATATTATTTATTTCCATTTAATTTCCTCCCAAATATAAAAGTTGTCTATATGAGGTATATTAAAGAGACTATTTAATATACTCTATATAGACAACTTTTTTAATCTAATAAATTCATAAAAAAAGGATCACCCTTATAGGTAATCCTTTTGATAATTTCCGTATTGGTTTTTTAATATTAATAACCTATTAAAGCACTCATCAAATCTTTGAGTTCTTTGAAATATATAAACAATTTTACCATTATAATCTATCCTTTTTCTAAAATTAAATCCTAGAAATGACATTGCATAAGCCAGATATTTCTTATATATATTGAAATATATTATATTATCTTCTTCCATTTTAATTCCTCCTGTATATATAAAAAGACTCACTATTTTGAACTGACCTCCAAAATTAGACAGGTCTAATTTTGGGGATTCACTATTTTTAGTGAATCCTTTTTGTTTTCTATGTATTATTTATTTTGTTTATGTATAAGGTAAATCTCATATGTTGTCAATTCTAACCTTGTTAGTAATTGATCTCTTTCAACTGTATCAAAGTTTTGATTGTTCCTATTTTCTTCTAATTTACCTTCACATTTATATATTTCTTCTAATTGCTCTTCTAATCTTTTATCCATATATAATTTCTCCTCTCAATATTTAATTAATTAAAACCTTTATTTTAATATGTGCTATAACTTGCACTGTTTTTATAAGTCCATGCCAGACTAAAAATTCTAGTATCCTTCTTTGGAACACCTCTATGTATTTCAAATTGCTTTATTTTCTCAAATTTATCCTTTGGTAATTCTAAATTAATGTCAAATATATCAGATAATTCAGATAATTTAAGGTGTGTTTCTAATTGTTTTGTCTGAACATTTACATATATTTTTTCTTTTAATTTATATTTGTCCTGGATATTGTAAAAATAGTTCTTATCATGTTTTTCTAATATATCTATTAATTCTTTATAACCTAATATGGTATTTATATAATATGTAGCCTGTTGCTTATTAAAATAATAAGATAAAAACATACTATCTATACACAATAATATCTCCTGCTGTTCTATAGTAAAATTATCCATTGGAATGTCCAACATAGATAAAATAGTTATAACAGTTGATCCAGCAAATTTGGTATAATATTTATATCTATTAACATTACATAAACTATTTATATTAATAGCATCTTTATTAATATTGTTAGTTAAGTGGTTCCCAATACACCTTCCCAAATATAAATCTGCATCCACTGCAATACAACTATTGCGAACTGTTTTCATATCTTTTATTTTGTATAAGCAATCAAAACTATAAAAATATTTGATTCCCCAATTTCTGTATTTTTCTAGAATGTAACAACTTAATAAACTGTCTAGATCATCGCTCAAACATAGACAATATTCACTTTCTTTATTAACCCAATCTGGTAGTTTTTCTTTTATTTCTTTATTCAATTTATTACGTGTTCTACTTGTAAAGTAACAATTATTATGTATTATTTATAATTCTAATATATTATGTTAATACAAACATTTATCCCCCTTCCTCTTGTGCTAAATTTTTACCTCTGCAACACTTCCACCTCCTATGGTTATATTTTCTATTTACTCTAAAATCCCTCATTTTTTCTCTCCTCTTAATCTCAATTAAATTTATTAACATAAGGGGAATTTCCCCCTATGATTATGCTATTGTAAATGTTGCAAGTGCTTTAGAATTTAATACTTTTATAGTTGCTTCTGCTAGTACTTGACCTTTTACATTATCGCCAGTTTTTGCTAGTACTTCTGAAAATGGAGTTCTCAAAAATCCTAATCTTACATAGTTTGGATCGAATATTATCAAATTCCCCTCTGGTATGTGTCTATCTAAAATTAAAGAAACATTTCCATAATTAGTATTAATCTTATTTGCTACAAGTCCAAATTCTCCTGTTGGAGCATTGTAATTGTATTGTGTCTGGTAAAATGTATCTATCTTTTCTTTTAAATCTGCATTTGCAAGACAAACATATCCATTAGAACCCAATCCATTGTCCCATAATCTCTTTACAGTAGCCTTAAATTCATCTTCTGTAAGAGATGAATTAGTTATTTTATTTCCTGCATCTACAAAATTAAAGATTCCATCCATACGTCTAACAAATGGAGTTGCAGAACCATCATTCTTTACACCATTTGTTAGTGCTTTTTCTAGATTAACTTTCAATTCAACTAATCTGTCTGCCATTTCTGAAGTATACATATCGGCAATACCAGTTACAGAACTTGCTTGTGCAGTTCCACTTACACTTACTGCCTTTTTAAATATTTCACAGTAATTATTTTTTGGTAATCTAGTTGATGCCTGAAATTCTGTAGTTTCGCTGCCCTCAACCTGAGAGATGTCCTCTGTAGTATCAAGAGTCTTTTCTCTGAAGTAAACTAAAGGTGCAGTTTCCTTGTCTGTTTGTCCTCTACCCATCAATAAAGTTGTAAGAGGAGTATCAAGTGGTTGAGCAACCCCCATTTCTGCCATAAGGTCTATATTCTCCATTGATAAAAAATCTTTTGTTTGTATCATATAATCATTTCCTTTCAAATTTTAATTTTTAGTTTTATTTATTAAAAAAAGTAATAGGATATTTTCCTACTACTAATTGATAATCTATTTATTTTTCAAATTATTTTATTTAAATAACTTAGACATTTTGGATTTTAACATTCCTGCTACATCACCTTTTTTTTGTGCATTTTCATATTCTGTATTTGTTTGTGTATGCTCAGTAGGTTTATATCCATTATCTATATCAGTTTTTTTCTTTATGTCTAGTAATTTATTAATTTTGTTTGTAGCAGTATCTAAATCCTTAGAATCGGCTACTAAATCAAACATATCTTCAGACAATCCATTCTTCAACATTTCTACTTTTATACTGGATGCAAGATTGCTTTTATTCAATTTTTCTATAGTTTCTTTCTGTTTATCTATATCTGTTAATTTAGTATTGGCTTCATTCAATTTAGTTGTAAAATCCTCTATTTTAGTATTGTAATTGCTATTAATATCCTCTATGATTTTTGTTACTTCTTCTTTTGTGTAATTGTCTTTATTTAATTTCATTTAAAAACCCCTCCAAAAATTCATCAATTTTATTTATTTTATTTTTGCTTAAGTATCTACCATTTACAAAATGACTCATATCTGTTGCAGACATTCCTACTTGTTTGGCAATGAAAGAATAAGTAATTCCTTTATAAGTTTTTAGGTACTTTATTCGCTTTATAATTACATCTTTCCGCACCTTCTCTCACCTCTATTATTAATTTTATTTACAACTTTTTAGGTATAAAAAAAAAGAGGTAAATAATACCTCTATATCTCCAAAATTAAGATGTCTAACTAACCTATTAAACATCTACATAGCATTTTCCCCTATGTGCGTCTAGTTTTTTCTTAATGGCAAAGGGGCAGGGCTTGAACCTACATCAAAACTAGCAAAAATTACCGATAAATAATTTAGCATACCAGAATCATGCCTAACTAAAAATTAGTTAGAATCAACTATCTATTTGTGTAGATAACTCATTTTAACTAATTACTCATTATTTAATACTCTATTACTACTCATATTAGGAAATTTACATTTTTACAATTTAATACCCTCTAACTCTAGTCATACCAACGGTTGTAGCGTTTTTCTATTTTATAACGCACCTTCATTTTTCTTACGTTTTCTATACTCTCTCATATTATTTTTAACTTGCTCATTCCAAACTTCCTTAGCACATTTAGGACAATATTTAGTCTTAGGTGATTTGCTACTTATTCATATTAGGAAATCTGCATTATATACCTAAAATTTTTGATTTTAAGAATACACATATATAGCCATTCCTAGCATCCTATTTGCACAAATTTCAATTCTAAGACATTGTAAATCCATCCACAATATAATTACATTAATTAATTTAAAAATCTCTTAGAATCGCTCTATGAAATCATAATTATAACTACTGTTAATAGTTTCTCTTTTCAAGGTATTTGATTTTATTAATCTTATATCAAATACCTTGGCCGTTACATTTCAAGAAGGATTTATTAATTTCGTAAACTTGGATAAACTAAGGGAATATCCCCCTAGTTTGTTTCATCATCTTTTTTATTAGATTTCTCTAATTCTTCTTTATAGTACATTTTAAACCCCTCTATAATGTCCTCTACATCTAAATTTGATAAATAAAATTCATTCATAATAAAATCCTCCTTGAAATTTAATATATATCTATTATACCATTAAATACATTGTATTTCAATATATTTGATTATTAAATGCTATTACATCAAATTATATAATCTATTCTTTTATTTATTTCATTATTCTTCTATTTACTATTTATATTATTATTAATTTTGTTATTAAAAAACTCACACTTCTCCCTAAAAGACTCATATCTCTAATTGCCATGTAACCCAGTAGTATCAACGCTTGAGGTCACTTTTTTGTAAAATAAAAAATTCATGAATACCCTCTAACCCCAGTCATACCAACGGTTGTAGCGTTTTTCTATTAGTCGAGAAATTTTGCATTATACTTGTTTTTTTGATATTTTCGATCTATTTCTTTATGTATTTCCTTGGCACATTTAGGACAATATTTAGTCTTAGGTGATTTGCTACTTATTCTTTTACTACATTTAGTACATAACTTACTACCTTTTAAATTATGTTTTAAATTCATATATATTATATCTCAGTATCTAAATTTCAATTCTAAGACATTTTAAACTTGTCTATAGTATAATTACATTGATTCATTTTAAAATTGCTTAAAATCGCTCTATGAAGTCATAATTTCATTTAAAGTTTGTGTTTGAGTTAAATTTTTAATATTATCTATACCTATTTGCTCAAAAAATTCATGCTGCTCATCGGGTGATAACTTGGCCCATATTTTATATGCTGTAGTTGATTTCAATACATTATTTTCTATTAATGTTTGCAATTCTGGTATTAATGTCGTGAGTTTCTTGTAATCTTGTAATTGTTGTTGACTAATATTAAATTGTTTCGCTAAATCAGATTGAGTTTTCCCATTAAGATTATCTGTATGGGGTTGCCCAGCACTACCTTGTCTAATTCCATAGATTCTTTCTAATTCAATAATACATTTAGCCATTTTCATAGGATTGCAATTACCAATTCCACGCTGCAAGATATTTGTAGATATTAAATCTTCTAATATCATATCCTCTTTATTAATATTTAATCTTTCATCTTTTAATGCTTATTTTTATTCTTATTCTTTTTCTTCCTATTTTGTTTTTGTCTATACAAGATCTTTCCATCTATTTTTCTACTTCTAACCAATTTTAACCACTCCTATATCCATTATAAAACATATTTATTATTTTACTCTTTACTTTTGTACTAAATCCAGTAAACTCTGGAAATAGTTAAGCAATTTGGGTATAGTTTGCCCTACAAGAGGGCAAAAATAAAAAAACTCTGTATAAAGTTGAAGTTTCTTTGTAATATTACTACTATTGTAATATATTTTTAATATGTAAATTGCTACCCTTACATACTTATCAACAACTTATCAACGTTTTATCCACAAGTTATTAACAATTAATATATTGCCGACATAACTGTCTAGCAAACCACCCCATATAATTTATTTAACGGTTATATGTATCCGTTTGAGGGGCAGTAGTATAATAGCAGGAATACATCTTGTCCCCATGAATTTTATTCGCTGGCGGCTTCATGTCACCCCTAGAATTATTTACCGTTGCTCTAGTGCATATACAACTAACCTATACCATTTTTATCCATATTATTTTATGGTATAGGAAATAAACCTTGCAAAATCCAATTTTTTGAAATATAATAATAGTATCGTAATTTTATATTTCGTTGATAGGTTTTTGCAACGAATATTATTTAATATTCAATTTTGTTGCTTGTTGTAGATCTATCATGAATATTAAGTTGTAACCACTCTTTTATAAGGGTGGTTATTTCCTTATATAATCGACTCTATACATCTAATTGCCTTTACTTTACCTGTTGCTTTAATAATTTTTAACATTTGTTATTATCCTCTCAATTTCATTAATGGACTTGTATCCATACTCATATTTACAATTTCCTTATCTTTTAAACTTTGTAGGTAAATTTTAGTTATATTTACATTTTCGTGGCCCAATAACCTACTTACCGTATAAATGTCTGCGTTATGTCTAAGCATAAATTGAGCATAATAATGTCTTATTGTGTGTGGAGAACATCTAATTGTATCTCTTACCTTACTTTTTTCACCTGTTATTCTTATAACTCTTTCTATACTTTCAACTGTCAATCTATTTCCCCTATTGCTTATAAAATAAGCATCTGTTGTAATAAATTTATTTTTGGTATAACCTGCCCTTATTCTCATATATTTAATAAAAACCTTCTTGAGTGCTGGTGAGATAGGAACATATCTTTGTTTATTTCCTTTGCCATGTACTAAAATTATTTGTTCTCTTACATCTGTAATATTTAGAGAACACAACTCAAGATTTCTAATACCTGTTTCAAATAACGTGGCCACAATTGCTTTATTTCTTGCATGATAAAAAGATTTATAATCCCATTGTTTCAACATTTTTTTTGCTTCACTATCTGTAAAAGTTTCAATTAATTTTTTTTCTTCTTTTACCCATCCAACTCTTAATATAGGATTGTTTTTGTTTGATATATATTCTTCTTGGACACAGTACTTATAAAATGCTCTCAAAACTTTTATAATCTGATTTATATATAAATCCGTTCTGCCTTCAATCTCTAAATAAACCAAATATTTTTTTATATGCAAACTTGTAATATCTTCTAATTCCTTTATATCAAATTCATTATCTAAAAATCTTACGAATCCTTTTGTTATATTTACATTGGTTTTTATCGTTCTTGGACTTAATTTTCTACACTCCATATCAAACTTAAATTCTTTTATAAGATCTTTTAATAACAACAA